CGAGCCGTGACCAAGATACAAGGCATCGGTCTTGTGTATGCATATGGTGATGAAGTTACCACTTGGCCGGAGTCGTTTTTTGAAATGCTCAAATCACGGCTTGACAAACCGGGCGCAAAATTCGACGGCACATGTAACCCTGGATCACCGCATCATTGGTTAAAACAATTTATAGATACCACCGATGGACGATGGTTGAAGCATTTTCACTTCCAATTGGATGATAATCCTTTTCTTGATCAAGACTTCGTAGAAGCGCTCAAAACTGAATATACCGGCGTATGGTTTCAGCGATATGTGCTCGGCCAGTGGGTCATTGCTGAAGGTGTCGTATATGACATGTTTGATGCGGCACGGCATGTGACAGCAGATATCCCGAGCATCAAAAAATACTGGGTCGGGGTGGACTACGGCACGAGTAACGCTACGGCTTTTGTTCTGCTTGGTGTTGGTTCTGACAACAGGCTATATGTATTGCGTGAATACCGGCATGAAGCAGGTGCCGATTTAGCACGAAGTAAAACGGACGCGCAATACGCGATGGACTTTGTGTCTTGGCTCGGGGACCGCAGACCAGAATGGATATTTATAGATCCGTCGGCGAAGTCGTTTCGATTGACACTTTGGAACTTGAGGGGGAAATATCCTGCGTTGTTCAAGGTCGCTGCTGCAAATAATGAAGTATTGGACGGCATCAGGAAAATATCATCGCTTCTTTCGGCTGAAAAGCTATTCATACACAAGTCTTGTAAAGGATTGCAAGAAGAATTCGCAAGCTATGCATGGGATCCGAAAGCACAAGAACGGGGCGAAGACAAGCCGATCAAAGAACATGATCACAGTCTTGATGCTTTGCGGTATGCAATAAACGGCATAGGTCGGTATTATAATTTGGCTATGGATTCATGACGTTGATAGTCAAATTAAAGCATGCTACAATCGCAAAAGGGGATGGTGCATGTAAATGAGAATAAATGAAAATTCGACATGGCCTCCAAGCAACGCGTGGAACAACGAACGTGCGAAAATACAGGAGTGGGCAGCTTGGTATTCAGGGGATACTGAGAGGCTCGCTAATTTTTATCGGAACATTTGCAGCTACTCCACTACATCAAAAGGACGGTTTTGGGGGAAAACCTATGACGACGAGAACCGGCCGTTGCTCCACGTTCCTATCGCTGGAGACATAGCAGGCGTTGCAGCCGACCTTCTGTTTTCCGAGGAACCGTCTATCAAGATCCCGGAAGCGAGTGGAAACGGGAGCAAGAGCAAAGCGCAGAAGGCGCAGGACAGGCTTGATTACATCATAGAGAGATCCGGGTTTATTTCGACTATGATAGCCGCAGCAGAGATCGCATCAGCGTTAGGCGGTTGCTATCTGAAAGTTGACTGGGATAGCGACTGGTACGAAGTCCCGATAATCACAATCTGTCAACCAGACGTGGCTTTTCCCACCTTTGGAGTCGCAGGTGACCTTCGATCGGTGTCATTTATCAGGGAAATTGAACGGACGCAAAGCAAGGTGTGGCGCCATATCGAATACCACGAGGCAGGACTTATAGAGCATTCATTGTACGAAGGTTCCGATAGTGCACTAGGTATTCGGAGGCCGCTGGATGCTCATGAAAGCACTGAGGAATTGCAGGACGTGATAGCGACAGGGATTGATGACCTGCTTGTCAGGTACATCCCGAACAGAATACCAAACAGGTTGTTCAGGGGTTCTCCACTTGGTATGTCCGACTTTGCAGGACAAGAACCGCTTATGGATGCACTCGATGAAACGTTCAGCTTGTGGATCGACGATATCAGGCGCGCACGCGGCAGGATTATTGTCCCATCGCAGTGGCTTGAGAAAGATGACCAGAGTGGCAAATTCATGTTCAATGAAGATCGGACCGTGTTTGTAAGGCTTCCGAACATGGGGCCTCCCGGAGAGGAAGAGCCACTTACGGTACAGCAGTTCGCGATCCGCGCGCAGGAGCATCAGCAGACAGCTATTGAATTGCTGGACAGGATTATCACGGCATCAGGTTATAGCCCGCAGTCATTTGGTCTCAGCATCGCAGGAAGGGCCGAGAGTGGAACGGCTCTTAGAATACGAGAACGGAAAAGTTTGAAAACACAGCAGAAAAAGGCCGCTCATTTCAAACCGCGCATTGAGGATATCTTGCATCTAGCGTTGCAGGTCGATCGACTTTACCTCAAAAGTGACACTCCGATTGAATTTCGGCCGCGTATCATGTTCGCAGATTCGATACAAGAGTCTATGGACGAGCTTTCAAGGGCCGTGCTTACGATTAATCAGGCCGAGGCCGCATCTATTCAGACCAAGGTCGAAATGCTACATCCGGAATGGAGCATTGAGCAAGTGCAGGCCGAAGTAAAGCGTATCATGGAGGAAAGCGGACGAGCGGTGACTGAACCTGACTTCAGAGAGTGGTAATCATGTCCATCAGTCCTCGATACGCTGAACGGTTAGCACGAGACTTGTTAGAACTTTACACTGAAGCTGAAACGAGGATGCTTGAGATTGTCGCTAATGAGTTAGCCGACGACATATACGCTCCCGAGTGGGCTGCAATCAAACAGGCGGAAATCAGCAAGGTAAAATCGAAACTGGAAAAGCTTGTAGCGAACCTTGACAAGAAGATGCCGGGGATGGCCGCAGACACGACCAAAAAGGCGTATGTTACCGGACAAAAGGGCGTTGAAGCGGACCTTAAAAAACTGAGGAAACCTATCAAAACCGGGTTCGGAACGATCGACGAACAAAAGGTTGTAGTACTAACGAAGCAATTGTCCGGGACATTAGGTGAAACTCATTTGAGGATTACGAGACAGGCGCTTGATGAATACCGTTCAATCATTGGAAAAGCGTCGCAGATGGTAGAACTCGGAGTGGATACGAGACAACAGGCGACACAACGAGCGTTAAATGAATTTGCCGACAAAGGTATAACGGGATTTACAGACAAGGCGGGCCGTAGCTGGTCGCTTCGCTCATATGCTGAAATGGCGACACGTTCTACGACAGGACAAGCAGCTATCGAAGGCGCGATACAGAGACTTCGAGACAATGATTATGATTTAGTGATTGTGAGCTTTCATGCTGATTCATGTCCATTATGTGAGCCGTGGGAAGGTCAGGTGCTAAGCATATCTGGAAAAAGCGACGAGTATCCGGCTCTTGACACGGCGATAGCTGAAGGGCTTTTTCATCCTAACTGCGGACATTCGCTGGGAGCGTATATCCCGGGGCTTACGGAGAAGCCGACAAAAGAGCAGGTAGGAAAAGGGGACTTCGAGGAAGCACAGCAGCAGCGTAAGATGGAACGTGATATCAGGAAATGGAAACAACGCGAAGCCGTAGCAATTACTGACGAGGAGAAGAAAAAGGCAAGCAGTAAGGTCAGAGAAAAACAGGCAGCATTGAGGGAATTTGTAGACAATACAGGGAGAAAGAGACAAAGAGACAGAGAAAGTGTATAATATATACAAGGTGCCAGGTGCACCTTGATTTGAAAAAGGGGGGCCAATAGGATGCTAGACGCATTGAGGCGGAAGTTTGATTTGCAAATGTTTGCCGAGGATGGCTCAGGTAGTCAGGACTCGGGCGCAAAGGACAAACAGGACACCACAGAAGGCAACAAGGCTGACAAGGAGCAAACAGGGCCGGACCCTGAAGCTCTCAAAAAGGAATTGGAAGCCGTCAGGAAAGAGGCGGCGAAGTACCGGACCGAGAGAAAAAGTCTTGCTGACGAGATAGAGGCTCTGAAGAAAAACCTCGGAAAGGCGCTCGGTTTCGGAGACGACAAGGAAGGCAAGGCCGACGTGGACGCTGCTCTTAAAAAGATACAGGAATTGCAGAATGAAATACAGAATGAACGATTGCAAAACACGTTTCACAAGGCAGCTATAAGCGTCGGAGCAGATGTGGAGCTTACGTGGGCATTCCTAAAAGGTTCTGGGAAGCTGGAGCCGGGAATGTCTCAAAAGGACATTGAAAAGGTGTTGAAAGAGACGCTGGAAGCCTACCCTAAGTTGAAGGCTGAAGAACCGCCTAAAAAGAGCGGGG